TGGCAAACTCGAACTTGACGGCCCCGTCGGAGCAGTATCCCGCTTACACCATCGACAATCCCGCCGCTGGGCAGGTGGTCACAGTATATCCTACGGGTACTACGTACGCACAGGGCGATGTGGTGTGCCAATACGTTCGGTATCCCTTCGACCCGAAGTGGACGTATATCACGCTTGGAAACGGAGAGCCGGTATTCAATCAGTCCTCTACGGATTACCAAGACTTTGAGCTGCCTATCGATGATGAACCTAGGCTTGTTTATGGCATCTTACAGATGGCTGGCATGAGCATTCGCGAGGGCGACGTATATCAGTACGCTAACGCAGAAGAGAAAGAGCAGTAATGGCATATATCACAGACTACCAGTACTACGAGAACGGCGGTGCTGCACCTGAAGACGCAAACTGGGGTAGCTACCAATACGTTTCGTTGCAGGATATCGTCAACAACTTCCTGTTGATGTACAACGGCAACCACTCCCTTGTCAATAACGAGGAGCGGTACAAGATTCTGTTTCATGCCAAGCGTGCCATTCAAGAGTTGAACTACGACTCGTTGAAAGAGATTAAGGTTCTTGAGCTCAGTGTCTGTGACAGCTTACGGTTTGTCCTCCCTCCAGACTATGTTAATTGGGTACGCATTTCCCTGTATAAGGACGGGATTCTTCGACCGTTAACGGAGAACATCCAGACCAATTGGAGTACGGCGTATCTGCAAGACAACAACTGCCGTATTCTTTTTGACGAGCAGGGAGCTATCCTGCGACCTCAAGACTCCACTATCGATTACGACAGGATTAAGGGAACTAAGCAGAGCATTTACCTCAACGGAAACAATCAGTTCGATGGGCAGCTTGGATACTGCTGCGACGGCATGTGGTATTTCGACTACAACATCGGCGCCCGCTATGGCTTGAATACGGAGACTGCTAACGCAAACCCTACGTTTAGTATCAACAAGAAGGGGGGTGTCATCAACTTCAGCAGTCACATGGCTGACGAGCTGTGCGTCATCGAGTACGTTAGCGACGGCATGGAGGGCGGTAACAACGCTGAGATTAGCGTGAACAAGATGTTCGAGGAGTACGTCTACGCATACATCCAGTACGCCATCCTTGACGCCAAGTTGGGTGTACAGGAATACATCGTGGGTCGGGCAAGAAAGAAAAAGAACGCGCTTCTGCGCAACGCGAAGCTTCGCGTCAGCAATATCCATCCCGGGCGTTTGCTGATGAATATGCGTGGTCGCGACAAGTGGATTAAGTAATGGCAAATCTGGTAAGGAACTTCATTAAGGGGCGTATGAACAAGAGCGTAGACGAGCGCCTTGTCCCCCAAGGTGAGTATATCGATGCCCGCAATATTCGCATGGGTTCCACCGAGGACTCGGAGATTGGAGCGGTAGAGAATACCAAGGGTAACAGCCGCCTTACCAGTTTGGTGTATCCACCTACGGGCACTGCCCTTAGCGATAACGCCACGTGCCTAGGGGCGTATAGCGATGGAGCCAACGAGACCATGTACTGGTTCGTTCACGACCCATCGTTTACTGAAGGCGCCACAGGTAAGCTCGACCTCATCGTCTCATACAATATGCGCAGCGACCTGCTGACGTACCATGTGGTGAGTATCGAGGACGCTTCCGACCCTACGAATAGTGATACGACTCTCAACTTTGACCCGCAGTATTTGATTACGGGTATCGACTTGGTTGACGGGCTGTTGTTCTTTACCGACGACTTCAACCCTCCGCGTCGAATCAATGTAGCCACGGCCTATCCTGAGCCCGTGGCTTTTGTGGATAGTGGCGTTTTAGGCAACGACATTCTCGTCATAAAGCGCCCTCCTTTAGAAGCACCTGTGGTAGCACCTGTTGCGGTGGTCTCTAGGGAGAACTACATGGAGGACAGGCTGTTGTGCTTTGGTTACCGTTGGGAGTATGCCAACAACGAGTACTCGGCAACGTCTATGTTTAGTGCTCCTGTATTTGAGAGCGAGCCGTTTGCCTTTACCACTGAGTCGTACCTCAACGAGGGTATGGTCAACTCCGTGCAGGTGTGCGACGTTACGGTGCGTACTGGGGACTCTTTGGTTAAGGGTATCGACATCTTGTTCAAGGAGATGGATGACAATATCATCCGTGTCATTGAAAAGGTAGACAAGGCAAACTCCGCTTTGACCGACAACTCTGACTACACCATTCAGTTTAGCAAGCAGAAGATTTTTACCATCCTTCCTGAGAGCGAGATACTGCGACTGTATGACAACGTACCTAGGTTGGCTAAGGCTCAGACCTTGATGGGAAATAGGATTGTCTATGGCAACTACCTCGAGGGGTACGACATGGTTAACTCTGACGGCCTGTCCAATAAGCTGGGGTACAACGTTTCGTTGGTTCGTACGCCTTTGGATAGACCTGATGGAGTTAGTCCCGCAACACCATCGGCTCCGAGTCTACATAGCAACCGAGTCTATGAGATTGGTATCGTATACATGGATGAGTTCGGACGGTCTAGTACCGCCCTTGTCGCGCCAAACAACAAGGTCGAGATTGATTGTGGTCAGTCTATTTTTCAGAACCGTATTCGGGTAACGATTCCTTCTATCATGTCCGCCCCTTCTTGGGCTTCGCGATACAAGTTCGTCATCAAGCCCGACAGCGAAGGGTACGAGACCATCTATACCAACCAGAACTTTGAGTACCCTACCGATTCGGGAGAGGTGTATTTCCTGCTCGAAGGAGAGAACGCAGCCAAGGTTGAAGAGGGAGACAGGTATGTCGTAAAGAGCGATACCTCTGGTGCTGTTACGTCTTGCACTTACGCTACTGTATTAGAAAAGAAGTCTTTCGCCGAGGGCGAGCTAGACGACACGGGCGCTGAACCTATACCAGCTATTGGTGGCACCTATATGAAGATGAAGCCCAACTTCACGTATGGACTTCCGTTGAACATCAGTAACATCGCCCCCGGAGAGCAGTCTGCCGGAACCAACGGTAATGACGACCAGAGTACAGAAAACGGAGATGGTGAATCCGGCACATATCCGCGATTAGTTTACACGGGGTTTGACTCCAATGATATTCTGACTGGAACGCGTATTAGACTTACCATGAGCTTTACCCGTCAAGGTCGTGGTGAAGCTCTATGTGAAACGAGGACATTAGACTTCGACCATACATGGGAAGTCGAGGCAGACTACAACGACATTACTGAATGGTTTTATGGAGTGGGAACTTCGAACACTGTTATTGATGACATTCAGGCAGCACTAGGTGTATCTGGCGACCCCGCAGAAGCAGCTCCAACCAATTTAGTTTATGGCATAACTACCGTTGACCCCAATGTCACTCCAGACTTTGGAGTAAACGGTGACCCCGCAGTAAACAATATCTTCTTCAATGTATTTTCCGGAGACATTTCCTTTGTTGCTTTTGGCACCAATAAGTGTCCCGGTGGTCTTTCTGGCAGCAGTCCCAACCGCCGCTCTCGGATTAAAGCTGAGTGGACGGTAACTCGTTCTACTGATGTTGTTGTTTTCGAGACGGAGCCGCAGCCTGCGCTTCCCGACCTGTGGTATGAGTCGAGCCAGTCTTTTATTATTGACCAGAATAATGGTTGGCACTACGGCAATGTACAAGACCAGACGGGGACTCAACCGGCCATCATAGACACGGCGTTCTTCAACTGCATCAGCTTTGGCAATGGCGTAGAGAGCTATAAGATTCGTGACTCCGTAAAGGGCAAGCCCATCACCTTGGGCAACCGCGTTACTACGACCAGCGACGAGCGGTTCGCTGCGGTGCGACGTTTTGCTGACCTGACGTACAGTGGCGTCATCAACGATGAGACCAACATCAACAAGCTCAATGAGTTCAACCTTGGGTTGCTCAACTTCAAGCCGCTAGAGGACAGCTATGGGCCTGTAGAGAAGCTGTTCGCTAGGCGTACCGATATCCTCACGTTGCAGGAGGATAAGATTAGCTACGTGTTGGCGGGTAAGAACCTCCTTACCGACGCTACTGGTGAGAGCGTGGTTACGTCCGTGCCTGAAGTGTTGGGTAATCAGGTGGCCCGAGTAGAAGACTTCGGTATCAGCAACAACCCCGAGAGCTTTGCTGAGTGGGGACCTCATAAGTTCTTTACCGACGCCAAGCGCGGCTCTGTCATCCACCTCTATGGCGATGGGCAGAAAGAGCAGCTCACGGTCATCAGCGAGAACGGTATGCGGAGCTGGTTCCGCGATGAGTTCATTACCAACTTCAACACGCAGAAGCTTGGGGGGTACGACCCGTATATGAACGAGTACGTGTTAGCAAGTAACGACACGTTCCTACCCGGTCAGGAGGATTGCATCGAGTGCAATACCATCCAGACTTTCCTTCTTACTCCGGCTCAACAGAGTTTCTGCGTCAACCTCGGCAATATCACTGGTGACGTAACTATAAATTACAACATCATTGAGGCTACCGACGGTGACGAAGCCACGATTTCTACTACGTACCCCGACGACCCAACGTCAACACCTGTGGTTACCGGGCCTATCAGCAATGCGTCTCAACCCTCTGTGCCTAGCGTCAACAAGAACTCCATCGTAGACAATACGGTTGGTATCGACCTCAACTACACGGGGACGGAACGCTTCGTGTTGCAGGTTCAGGTCAAGTGCCCGAACGAGGTGGACTTGAACGTGAGGTTGATTACGGTTAACCGTCCTGATGAAGCACGGCAATCCATCCATAGCGAATTCTTCTGGCAAGATGGTGTGTTCGTCTCTCCTTTGAGTAGTACCGCCGTTACGTTTGACGATGCCGCGTTAGGCCCTGTCATCTCAGACTGGCAGGAGTTTACTGTAGCTCAGGGTAGCAACCTTGGTCCAACCAATGGTAGCACTATCACTATGGCGTACAACAGGATTGGCACGGACAACTATACGTTGCGCCCATCCGACACGTTCAAGTGGTTGCGTACTAATGTTAAGTATGAGCAAGCGGATATTGTGACGCTCTTGGGTGCGGCTAATACTGAGACACCTGTAGGCGCACAACCCGAGTACACGGCAGATTTCTTGATGCCCTCGACCACCGATGAGTACCTCTATCTCGTTTGGGATTACAGCGAATCTGATGAGGTATACCTACTCGACGACTACCCCGGCGCTGCGGCAGCATACAGCGTCCGCAAGTTGAGCTCCACGTACAGCGGCTCCGCCATGCGTGTACGCAGAACGGTAGCCCCCTTTGACGAGCAAGACATCGGGTTTGATAGTAACGGTGACCTCGATACGTCTGCCATCATTTCGTTTGGTGGGGCAGACCCACTCGCGGTCAGTGTATGGTATGACCAGAGTGGAGGGTCAAATGACGCGTCTCAAGCTGCGTCAAGTATTCAACCAGAGATATACGACGGTACTGCGGTCATTACCGAACCTGCCTTGAACGGGAAGCCCGCTTTGGACTTTACTGCAACTAGATTTATGCAATCAGGAAATGTTATAACGGACGAAAATGTTTCATGCATAGGTGTAGCGACAGCGATAACGCAAATACAAACTGTTCAAGCACTCGTGTCCGCTCAGTCTGGTATTAATGTAGGCTATGAATTGATTTACGTTACTCCCAATATGAGTTGGAGATGTCGCTCTAGTGATTTAGATGTTGCTCAATCACAAGATGTGCAGAGTTTAATTTTTGCGGACTACAACGGTGCTTCTCAAGAGTTGGCCGTAAATGGCTCAAATAGTACGAAGTCCAGCCTTCAGACGTTTTCAGTTACGGACGACTTGATGATTGGAAGCCGAAACCAAGGAGCAGCACAGCAGCCGTGGGGAGGAACTATGCAGGAAATCATAATCTACAACACAAGCCAATCCACCAACCGCACGGGCATCGAGTCCAACTTGAACACCTACTTCAATATATTCTGATGCCAAACTACACGCTGACATACAGCCCGCCTGCTGAGGGGTGGCCTTCGTTCTACTCGTTTGAGCCTGAGTGGATTCAGGGTATGAACCAGTTCTTGTATACGTTCAGTGGCGGCAACATCTTCCGCCACAATACCAACGAGGAGCGCAATACATTCTACGACAGCTACGACCCTGCGGTAGACTCGAGCACCATTACTAGCGTCTTCAACGATGAGCCCTTCGTCAACAAGATTTTCAAGACGATGGCCATCGAGGGCAACCGACCTTGGTCGGCTACGCTTATCTCCGACCAGCAGGACGGGAGGTTCATGGACGTGGACTTCTTTGAGAAGAAGGAGGGTGACTACTTCGCGTTTGTACGCACGGTCAATAACAACCCCGCTGAGCCTGACGACTATGCCTTGCGTTCACTCAATGGCATTGCTCTCAGCCAGACGGTGGTGGGCAACGTGGTCAACTTCCCGCTTACCACGGACATCGGCAGCATCCTTAGCGCGGGAGACGCGTTCTATTTCTCTCCGGCTCCATATGCGGCCATCACTTTTGCTGGGTATGTCCAAAGTATCGAGGTCGATATCCCCAACGGAATCAACCGCGTTACCCATGACGGTAGCGGTACTGCACCCGGCATCAACGACCCGCTCTGGCTGGGCATCAAGAACCAGCAGGCTGAGTCCAGTGGGCTGCTTGGGCACTACGGTGTATTCAAACTAACCAACGAGGATACTACGGCTGTGGAGATGTTCGTAGCCAAGAGTGAGGTCATGAAGTCGTATCCCGGCTAAGCCTTACTTTTATAGTTGATGGAAGAGATTCTGTATCATGTACATAAGGAAAGAGGTTTGCTCTGGGAATCCATTGAGGATTTGCGGAACACCTTAGCCCCTTTGGATGATACTGTATCTCACCATACGGAGGAGATGCAGGACTTGATGCCTGTCACTCACAAGCTTGAGAACGGACTGTATACTCGTGAGGTATTTATGCCAGCGGGGCAGCTCGTGGTGAGCTTCATCCATAAGCAGAACCACCCGTCTTTCTTTATGGAGGGTGAGATGTCTTTGCTTATGGACAGCGGCGAAGTCAAGCGCGTCAAGGCACCTATGGTAGTACACACTGAGGCGGGTACGCAGCGTGTCGCCGTCATCCATGAGGACACGCGGTGGGCGTGCGTATATCGCACCGATGCCAAGACCATTGAAGAGGCGGAGAAAGAGGTGTATACCATGGACTTCCGGGAGTTGCCGGAGTCTGTAATCCAAAAGAAATTATGTCAGGAGTAATTCTAGCTACAGCTATCGGAAGCGGTGTCGCCGCTGCGGGTGGCGTCGGGGCCGTCGTAGCCGCCGGTGTCGGCGCGGGCACAACCTTGTACGGGGGAGCCAAGTCTTTTAGCGACGCCAGTAAGGCACGCAAGCGTGGTGATGCCGCGCAGCGTGCAGCGGACAAAGCGATTGAAGAGGCTAAGAAGCGTGTCGACGTCAACGTCTACGAGCAGTTGTCCATTGCGAAAGAGCCGTACGAGCTTATGCGTGAGGCGCAACTCGTTCAAGGGGCTACTGGTATGCAATCTGGCGTCGAGGGTGATACGCGCGGCGCAGCAGCTACGGCAGGCCGCATCCAAATGGCTCAGGGTCAGCAACAGGCTGCCATCCGTGCTCAGCAGTCCCAACAGATGGACGAGATTAACAAACTCGTAGCAGAGGAGGACGCACGTCGGCAGCAGCAGTTGGCGGGCATCGCCATGGAAGAAGCGGCGGGAGCTCAAGCCGCTATCCGCGACGCCGAGGAGGACCGGGCAAACTACATCGCTCAGGGCGTAGGCACACTGGGTAGCATCGCCGAAGGGTTGAGCACTAGCTATGCTGAGGGGAACTTCGGTCAGGGTAACACCCGTCGTCAGCAACGCCTTGCAAAGGAGAAGAGATTGAACGATATGTCCGACGCAGTGATGTCGGCAAAGACACTACCTGTCACCATGGATGGCGTCGACGCCGAGGGCTATGAGATTCCTTTGGACGACGAGGGACCGCGCAACGCTTTCCCCGTGACTGGAACTCCGGCGGCTGGGCTAGGCCAGATTTATACTGGAGAGTTTTCGCCCCCTCAGGTTCCCGGTGTCACGCAAGCGCAACCAATGATTACTGGTCCCGGGGGATACAATTTTGCTGCGTTTGGAATGGGGCCATCCCAACAAGCTACATCAGGGCCACTAGCTGTGCAGCAACCACTACCGCTTCAGATTCCCGGAGTGTTCGGCAATTACATCGGGCCGGATATGCGTACAACTGAGTATATTAGAAATTTCCGTAACCGTCAGCTTGGAGTTAAATGAGCTATTACAAGTATGCAGAACGGTCCTCGGAATCTCGGGTAGACTGGAATGAGATTAGCAAGGGCATGGTCGACATGCTCAAGGAGCAGACGCGCCTGCGCAACGACAAGCTCGATGCTGCGGTAAAGCTACAAGGCGAGGTCACGACCACCCTATCCGACGCCCCTATGGGCTCCGACGTCAACGCCAACCAGCGGGTGTCACAGTTTGCGTCCGACGCTCAGGAGTACTCGCTCATGATGAATAAGCTGTGGCGTAGTGGAGAGATGAGCTACCGCGAGTATATCGGTGCCACCAACAACTTCAAGACCAACACTGAGGGCTACCTCGGTCAGGCCGAGAAGTACGCGGCCAACTACGAGAAGCACGTTCAGCGCATGGAGGAGCAGATTGCCTCTGGCGTAGAGGTATCTGAGCTGGCCCGCGTAGAAGACTTCGGAAACTTCAACAAGTTCACCCCCGTTATCGATGCGCCTACGGGAAGCATCGGACTGGTTGGTGAGGACGGAGCCAAGTATGCCAGCGTAAGTCAGCTAGGCGTAGCTGTTATGTCGCAGTACGACAGGCTCGACGTAGAAGGGCGCACCACAGATGTGGCAACGCAGATGGGGAAAACTGTTAACGTAATTAAATCCGGGGGCGTACGCACCCTTGAGAGCGCATTGCAGAACCCTAATTATGTGGCTGCCGAGGACGAAGCGGTATCTGGCATTTTAATTGGAGACAACGCGCATACTTCAGTTCTGGTGGACTTTAAGCGTGGCCTGTACAGCACGACCCACGACATCAACGACGCTATCAACGACCCCAACGCCGTGCTTATGGTGCCGAGCTCTAGGAATTCAGACCGTATGGTTGGCGCTGTTGAGGACGATGCTGCATTTGATAGGTATATCGATGAGCAAGCTACCCGAGACGGTCAGCCCTTGACCGATGGAGAAAAGGCTACCCTCCGCCGCCACCGCGACGCGCAGCGCGAGCAGGCTTTCGAAGCCGTTCGCGACCAGCTCCGTGCCCGTCTTCCGTTTGTTGAGACTGCTACGGCAGATGCGACTCCGAAGCCGCCTAGTTCAGAGGAGAGAAAGGGCGCCCAGCGTACAGTCGATGTGGTCAACAATATCCGCAAGTTGCACTCCCTGAAGCCGGATGAGTCTGAAGAGGACGTCAATGCTGCTTTGAGCTATATCCAGCAGCTCAACCCCAACGTCCGAAAGATTGATTTGCGTGACGAAGAGATTGTCATCCGCATGAAGGACGGAAACTTGATTCCCATTACCAAAGGAGACCAAGCCGACCTGTTTGTGGAGTCCATCATCAACGCGGTGTTCAAGGACAGGGCCGTAAACCTCCCCGACGCACTAAATAAGGCTGGTGTATATGACGAGGGGCTGACGCGACATAGCTTTGGGGCCATCGCTGGACTCGACGAGACTGTCGGATATGACGACGAGATTGAGGTCGGAATCGAGGGGGTTCTCAAGAAGTCCAGCCCACGTGCTCAGTATGAGCTTAGGACTGGTACGGTGGGGCAAGACGACGAGGGTCAGGATGCGGTCGCGGCAGCAGCCACAGACGCCTTGGCTCGAATGAACTTCAGCGGTGTAGACGTTGAGATTATTCAGGACATAGACCGCCCCGGGTGGCAGTTCAATTTTGACACAAAGCAGAACCTGATTAAGTACTTCATCCCGGATGTGATGCCGTACCAAGTGTTCATCCCTGATACCAATTCCGCTGGCATTGTAGGTCAGCTTATCGAGAGGGCTGATATTGCTCGTAGCGAAAACCGTGAAATCACGGTAGAGGAATTGCAGTCTATCCTTGGTCCAGAGAACTACAAGAACTTCAACACTCAGGAAATGCGCAACGCATACCCGACTGCTTCTGCGCAAGTAGACAACCCCAACGTAACATCAGGCGCCTCATCAGGCGGTAACGCACGGTAATGAACGACGAGCAGGTATTTAAGGATTTTATTGCGACCGCACAGGCCAATAATTACAACTACGATGTGGTCATGCCCAAGTTCCCTGAGCTTGAGGGTTATGACCTTCAGGTTCTTAAGGACTATATCGCTACGGCGGAAGCCAATGAGTATGACTATTCCGTGGTAAACCCCAAGTTCCCCGAGCTCTTCGGCGAAAAAAAAAAAGACGATACGGAATCTGTATCGGAGGATGGTTCATTGGTGCCACCCGTTGTTGAAGAGGAGATTGTCGAGGAGGAGGTTCAACCCCGAACGGAGTCGGATGAGTTCTTTGAGATGGCTTTGGAGGGCGTTACTCCAGAGGTCATAGGGAGGACAGACGACGACGATACCGTGATGGAGATGAACAATCTCCTTGGGCAGTATGGTTTCTCTTTCGAGACGGCGAACGTCTTGGGTGATGCCATGACCGTCACCGCAAAGAATGGTGAGACACTAAGGGTAGACCTCGACCCATGGCGTAGTAAAACTGAGGTCGCTGAGGCAGAGAAGCTCAACAACTTCCTCAAACAAAACCGAAAGGAGTCAGAGAACTTGCTCAAGCAAGAGGACGACTATCAAGCGGCTAAGCTGAAGTTCGCCAACGAGAATCAGATTGACCAGCGTGTCAACCAATTGAATTCGGAGATGGATGGCTTCCAGCAATTCTCTCGTGAGCTCGGCGAGATGGAGTCTGCCTTCAATGAGAAGTATGCCGGAATAGATAAGTACACAGAGGAATACCTCCGTGCCAACCCCGAGGAGTTTGACGAGTACAAAGCTCAGGTTGAGGCATACAACGCTGACCTTCAGGGCATCCAAGATTTACGTGGTCAACTTCAGGGCCGGTCTCAGGAGCTGCTATACGCCAACCAAGAGATTAACCGTGCGGCAGCAGAGTTCGTAGAGGTACAAGGTGGCATCTCAACCAAGCCCGGTCTGGTTAAGACAGCGTTGTCTCGGGGTACAGCCATTATGGCGCGGGGTATGACGGACTTTGTTTTGGACGCCGCCTCTCCCGGTCTCTTGCTTGATATGCGCAACCACGAAAACTACGGTGCGCAGTTCCTTCAGACGTATGACGATATGGGCGGGACCATCTCTGAGGAAGCAACAAAAGATTTCGATAGCTGGTACGAGGGTTTGCCCGACGACTTAAGGCACGACGTCGACATGAAGATGTTTGACGATTTGCGCAAGGCTCAGAAGTATGGGGGTAAAGAACTGGAAGAGAGCCTATTGATTGATGAAGCCGGAAAAGATTTTATTGGAGAAGGACTAGGGGAGGAAGTTTACAACGGCATTATGTGGGCTACGGGAGAGGACCAAAAGACTCCTTCCGCCTATGAGATGGCTCAGCAGAACTGGTGGGGCGGCGCCATCCTTGGTGCCATCGAGTCTATACCTGCTTTCGTTGGTCTCGGAAAGAAACTGTTTACGCAAAGCTTTAAAGCTACGTCTCGTATCGCCCGTATGTTCGGTCAGGTTACCGACCACGTAGACCAAGAGTTCCGTGAAAACCCGGAGTTGCGTGACGTCACTGAGCAGGACAAGCTCTTGCTGAAGGTACCTCTCGGCGCTACCGTTGCGGCACTGGAGAACATCGGGTTCCGAAACGTGATGGCGAACAAGGGTTTTGCCAGCGGAATCTTGATGAAGGTGCTAGGCAGAGGTTCTCTGGGCGTGGGCCAAAGGTCGTTTAGGGAAACCGTTGCCCTCGAGGTGAACAACGCTGTGGCCCGTGGCCTACTCACCCTAGGCAACGCCGGTGCCGCAGAGTTTGAGACAGGTTTCGCTCAAGAGCTTGCCGATATCGGAGCCAAGGAAGTTTGGAATGCTGTCAGTGACAACCCTGATTTAGACACTCCGGAGCTCAACGAAATACTTGGTCAGTTGGTCAACGCCGGTGCTCAAGAGGCGGTCGGTTCTTTCGTTCTCGGTACCCCAGCAGCAGTAGGCGCGGCTTTCCAAAAGGCTGACTATGCCAGTCTCAGCGACGAGCAGGTAGCTATCCTTGACTTCTTATCCGACCCCGGCAACCGTGGTGCTACCAAGCCTATGATTGCTGCTCACCTTAAGAACCTTGTCAACCAAGGGAAGCTTACGGGCAAGCAGGCTAAGGAAGCTTTGGACGGATATGAGAATACGGTTCAGGCTCTCGACGGAATCCGCGATGTAGATGGTATGTCTTCTGAGCAGAAGAAGAAGGCCCTTGCCCTTGAGGTTCGTAAGCAGGAGCTGGAGCGCCGCATGAATAGCACGGCCAAGCCATTTCAGAAGAGGTTGCAAAGCCAAATCGATGACCTAGTAATCCAACAAGAAGAGATAGCTGATGCCATTCAAGAGCAAAGCACAGAGGAGGTTCCTACACGCGACGAAACCGAAGCTGGCCCAGAAGTGGGAGGCCAAGTACAAGACGAGCAAGAGCTTGCCGAAGAGGAAGAAGTAGAACGCGACTCTTTATTTGAAGATGTAGCAAGGCGAATCATTGAATCTGGCGAGGCTAGTTCAAGCTTTATCCAGAGGAAATTTAAAATCGGCTACCAACGTGCGACACAGATTATAGACCAGCTTGAGAAAGCTGGCGTAATCGATTCTTTCAAAGGGGAGTTGCGCCGGTCCATACTCATGGATGAGCAGGGTCTTGAATCTTTACTTAAGCCCGCTGTAGAATCGGAGACGGCAACCGAGGAGGAAGCTGAGACAGAAGCGGAGGCAGCCGAGCTTGCCGCCGCATTTGAGGCTGAGGGTACACCCGACAGAACTGAGACCACCGAGGCTGGTGTGAACGTACAAAGGCAGGAGGGGTCCGACTTGACCAAGAAGCAGCAGCGCGTTGTCGACCAAGCCAACAACGTCCTTACTTCTCTCAAGTCTCTCATCCCGGACATCAAGGTTATCGCCCACCAAACGCAGTTGCAGTACGAGGCAGCTACAGGTATGAGGGGTAGGGGAACATACGTTTCCGATGGCAAGACTATACACATCAACCTCAGCCGTGCCAACAGTCGCACTGCTTTCCACGAGGCGTTCCACGCCATCTTCTTGGAGCAGATTAAGAACGGCGACCCCGACGCTCAGGCGAAGGCGAAGGTGCTTCTGAATACCATTGCTAAGGCCCTGCCTCCGAAGTCGGTATTGAAGAACCGCATCGATAGTTTCCTTACTCAGTATGACCAGCAGGACATCAGTGAGGAAGCTTTGGCGGAGGTCTTCAGTTATATCGCCAGTGGATACCGTGGTCTCGGGCCGCAGGTCAAGGCAAAGATTAAGGTTGCCATCAAGAATTTAATCGAGAGCGTCCTCGGTCGCAAGCTCGGTGCGTCTTGGTCTGAGGGAGACCAAGCTGTCCTCGATGCCATGGAGATTCTGGCTGGTAAGGTTGAGCGTGGTGAGGCCATTACGTCTGAGGACGTGGGTGGTATTGAAGTTACTGAGGAGGCTGCCGCTGAGGTTAAGGCTGAGACGGAAGTTGACGCTGCCATCGGTCGCATTCAGGAGCTTCGGCGCAAGGCTGTTGGTCAAGCTAACGACTTGTTTGGAGACTTGTTTGTTTTGCTAGAAGAATCTGGCAAGGGAGACGGGAGTTTATTCTCTGTTGCTATGCGTCGTCTTTTCAAGTCTGTTGACGACAGTAACCTTAAAGCTATCGAGAAAAAGATTCGCGATGTAAAGAAGGCGAAGAAGCTGTCTGATGCTGACAAAGCTGAGCGCGTAGCTAAGCTAGAGCGGGAGGCGGAGAAGGAAGTTACTCGTCTAGAGGAGGCTCGGGAGCAGGCTAAGCCCGGTATCAAAGAGGCTATGTCTAAGCTTGAGCCTTTCGCTGAAAAGAAGCGTAAGGAAGCGGGCCTTGCTGAGATTAAAAAGAAGCAGGCTGCTATTACTAAGCAGCTTGAAAAGGACAAGAAGGAGGCGAAGAAAGTATTCGAAGGCGAGGAGCTGAAGGAGTATATGGCTGGCCTGAAGGAAGAGGCTGAAGCCAAGCGTGCTGCCTTGCGTGACGAGATTGCCGAGCTGCGTGGCGAGAAGAAGAAGGCAGAGCCCACGGTAGAAGTCGAGGCCGCCCCGGTTGAGGAAGTGGTAGAGGAGAAGGATGTGACCGAAACGAAAGAGACTTTAGCCAAGGAGAAAGAAAGGCTACAAAGCCTAAAACAAAAGTTGGCTGAGGCCAAGCGTGACTTGAAGGAATTCGAAGCCCGTGAGGCCAAGAAAAAAGGGAGAAAAGAGAGGGATAATAAGAAGAAGGCTGTCGCTAATATTGAGTCTGAAATTCAAGACACCTCTGAAAGCATTAAGCAACTCGAGGCTGAAGTGACTCCGGTAGTAGAGGAGCAGGCTACCGTAGAGGAGCAGCCCACCGTCGCTACCATTCGAACTAAGGTTGGCGTAGAGGCGTTCGGGAAGTTCGAGGCTGCGGTGCGTAGCTACTTGGAGTATATGGATGCTCTAGACTTTGAGGACATGACGCGGGGTCAGAGGGCTACATCCACGCGGCGAGTAAACAAGGCGGTGAATTTGGCATCTGAGCTTGGCTTAACTGATGCCGAGCAGGCCGTGATGCAAAGCTCCGTGCTGGAAAAGATTGAGGCAGAGAAGCGGGCAGCCGAGGCGAAGGAGGCCGAGCAGTCTGAGCTCAAGGCCGCAGCCGAGCGGGCTAAGAAGGCGGCGGAGACCACCGTAGAGGAAGAGGTAGAGGCTGAAACCACGGTAGAGGAGACAGTAGAGGAGGCTCCCAAGGCAACGAAAGCAGAGAAGCGTGCTGCCCTTGACGACATCACCGTTGAGGAGGCGGAGAGGCGGACAAAGGCTGAGTCTTTGGAAGCTGAGGGGCGGGCCAAGAAAGATGAGGTTCGCAAGACCGATGCCGAGCTGGCAGAGCTGAAGGGAAAGACCGACGCGAAGTCTAAGGCTAGGCGTAAGGCTCTCAAGGAATACAGGGACAACCTCGGTACCATGTCTATCGCTGAGGCCAAGGAAAAGCGGGACGAGGCGCCTGCTGTTGTTAGTGAAAAGGTTCAGCTCCTTGAGGAGGAGTTGCGCCAAGCTCAGGAGGACCTTGACTTCTACAATCGTGACGAGCCGGACAACACCAAGTACCCGAAGTACAAGAGTTGGAGGCAGTTGGTTGCTGCTGTCAATGCGGGCAAAGACCCTCGGTTCTATGGTGTCGATGTGGAGTCTGACGACACCTTCGGCTCCAGAAAAATATACATCGCCAATACAAATTCCGGTTATGAAACGGGTTATGGTACGACAAACTTGAGGGAAGGGACTAGCCGAGACGCTCTTTCCTCTGCCAACGGAACCCGAAGGGCTACTAAGAGTACTGACACTGCTGGTGTTAAGTCCTTACTAGAGGAAAATTTGCAGGCAGCAAAGGACGCACTCGCCGAAGCTAAGGCTCCCAAGTCCCGTGAGCAGCGGGTGGCGGATGTGGTGGAGCGGTATGAGTTCCGCCCCAATGGAAGCTTGCGGGAGTCGAGCCTAGCCGCCGAGCTACGTCGAAACCTGAAGCGTTATGGCTTTGGTGTCAAGCAGTTTGGTACACGGATGGACGACGTCCATATCGTCAACCCCAATACGGGTCGTAAGGTCGACCCCAAGAAGCTCATCGCGAAAGACCGTGCCGACGAGCGTGCCGAGCGTGCCGATGTGGCGGCGGTAGAGCGGGAGGTAGCAGAAGAGAGAGCAATCGAAGCCGAAGCCGAAGACCTGCGTAGCGAAGGTCTTAAGAGATACCAAGACGAGTACCTCGACTTCCCTGATGGCATGATTCCTCCGAGCACCCTGTCTGCTCGTGAGCAAAGAGACAGTCTCGACGATGAGATATCTGACGAGGACTCCACCTACTCAGCAGTTAAGTTCGCCAAGGAAAGGGGATACTCCAACGCGGCTATCTTGAAGTTCCGTCCCGGAGCACAGCAGGCTATCGACACCTATGAAGCCAAAGAGAACCGGCTGAAGGAGCAGATTAAGGGAGTCATCGTAAAGGCTACGGAGCGCATCCGTGCTGACAAGGATATCCAAGGGTTGCCTACGGTAAAGAAGCGTGACGCTGCTGCCTTGGCTAGGTTGGAGAACGATGTAATCAGATACCTACAGAAGAGTAGGTTCTATCAGAACGCGTCTGACGTAGGCCGTGAGGCTATGGTACGTGGGGTAAAGAAGCAGCTTGGCATCAACATGAAGTCAGCTCCGTCAGCGAACAGATTGTTGAACGGGCCGCTCGATAAGAATGGATTCTCTGAGCAGGAGAAGAAGGGGTTGCGGGACCAGATTCGTGCTATGGCACGGAGCTCTAAGACCACGGCTACTGCCATCGCTGAGGCTAGGAAGCAGATTGCTAAGGACGTAGCTAAGCTGCGTAAGGAGGGTGTCTTGACAACGGCTCAGGCTACGGCGTTGCTCAACCGCATGGCTCGCACCAATCCCCTCAACGAAGCCTCCGTGAATTCGTTTATCGAGTATGCGAACAAGGTGTTTATGGATGCCGACTACGCAAAGAAGATGAACGACCTCAACAAGATGCGTGCGCGTGCGTTGAAGTATGCGGAGGAGAAGACGGGCATCAACACCGACGTCATCGATGTCATCAGGACTATAGCTGGTATCAATGCGGAAGCTATTCCCGAGGAGGTGCTCAAGGAATACACCGAGGTTATGACGCAGCTTTCTGAGCGCAAGGCCGTGCTCGATTTAGAGAACCGCGTGTCTCTACGTAATAAGCTCGAGACTATCATCGATGCTATCGACCAAGAGCTCAACGCCAAGGACGAGCTGCTGGCTGAGTTCGAGAACTTCGATAAGAAGGTGCGTGACGATAGCGGCAAGGTGAGTATTGCCAAGACCATAAAGGCTATGGTCGAAGCTGGCGTCATCACTCAGGACGAAGCCAAGCTGCTGCGAAAGTATCAGGGTGAACTGTTCCCCGAGCCAGAGGGGAGGGATGAGGCTGAGCTACAGCAAGAGAGGGAGAACGAGGCAAGGTTCCTACTCGGTGTAGTAGAGGGCCTCCCTGAGCTTACCCATAAGTTCCCTACCCGGGAAGAGAATATCCTACTCCGTCAGTTCAATGAGCTTATCAAGACCAGCGGCATTGAGGGATTAGATAATGCCGAGCTGAAGAACCTACTGCGCGTAGCCAACAATATCGAGAACGGATTCCTACCGCATATGGCGGAGGTATTGGTAGAGAAGATTGATGCGGAGAACAAGCGTGCGGAGGTGATGAAGTCTGTGCTCAACGATAAGTCTGGTCTTGCTAGACTGATTGATAGGACGGGCCTTACTAGTTTGAATCGCCGTGGGCGTAAGAACCCCACCCGTTATATCGACCAAGTGTGGGGTGACTTCAAGTCTACCCGCCTGTTCGATGCTGTGTTTAAGGACTTAGCCGTTGCATCGGCGTCATATCGCGCCGACCTACAAGTTGTCGAAGCGCGTATGGATAAGGTTCAAGACGCACTCATCAAGGCCCTCGGTCGCAACCCCAATAAGGTTACCCGTGCTAAGTTCTTGCTCGGGGCATACCTGATGCAGAAGGAGTTCGAGTCTAACCCTAACGTGAAGGGTGTCTTCTCGGCAATAGACCTTCTCGATGCTACCATCAAGAATTCTCAGAAAGTCAGCACAAGTACTCGATACAACGACGCTTCCGTAGAAGTATTGAAGTCTATCCGAGACCAAATTGAATTGCGTACAGCCGATGAGATTGAGGCCATCATAAAGAAGGAACAGGGCGGTAAGCAGATGCTGGCTGTGGCTGATGAGATTCGTAAAATCAACGACGAGCTTACACCTAAAGCTCAGTATGTAGCTGGTGTCATCCGTGGCGTTCCGTTCATGCCGTACTCTCAGTACATGCACCGGGTAGTACTCAAGGGAGAGAACGAGTACGGAGAGGACAGCGACAAGGCTTTGTCAGATGTCATGAATAAAAACATGATGCCTTCGACAAGGGCTAAGAACCTCATCGAACGTGAGGCGGGAGAGGCTCCCCCCGTAAACTTCGACCCGTTCGCATCAGTAAATCGTGGTGCTAAGTTTGTTCTCACCGACTACTACATGACCAAGCCCGTTCGCACCAACAAGCGGCTGGTCAATAAGTTGGGAGAATCGAAAGACTTGAATGCAAGGCAGAGGGAGATGGTTCAGTTACTGATGAATGCATCTGAAACCTTGGTGAAGGATATGCTTGTACAGGCTGTTAACCAAGACAGCTTAGGTTCAAAGGTCTTCAACTACATCAAAAGGAAGGGGTATCAAGTTACCCTTGGTCAGGTAGAGCGGGCCGTAGCGGAGCTAGGTTCTAACGCAAGCTACGCCCTTTGGGTAGACCCCGGCGCTTTTAGGGTAGGGCAGACATACAGAAACATATATAACAACGACGGTACGGATATACTCAGGAACGTAGGTAGTATGCAGACCACAAGGCTTTTCCCCGGTGGTGAAGGCACTCGCTTCGAAAGTTCTGGTCTAGACCAGATGCGTGCCGCCACTTCTCCGGGTCGTACTGAGATGCGTAACGAGGCTGCAAACAAGGGCCGTCAAATTATAAACCAAACCTTTGGTCGATTAGAGAGGGGGTCTGGAGCTATTGCCGACTACCTCATTACAAAGCCGGACCAGATGATTTCTCGTCCCCTTTGGTTTGGGTCTTTCGCTCGGGAGTTTGAGGCACGTACGGGACAGAAGCCCGACATGAAAAAGATTGCGGAGAACAATGGTGAGTATATGGATAGATACAGCCAAGCTATAGAGTTGGCTACGGCAAAGGCTGATGACACGTCCATCAAGGCCGGCGCTACAGACAACTTGTTCTTGGGTATGCTGAACGGAACCATCCGTCCTGACCAGAATGGTGCGCAAAATTTGTGGACATTCATAAACAGTTACATGACTTGCTTCCTCATATTCGAGTATGTCACGGCTCGTACTTCTGTACAAGCCATGGTGGGTAACGGGATGATGCGTAGGCGAGATGGTGTAAGGCTAATGGCTGGTGTAACTAGCAGGATGTTTGCCTATCAATTTATCTCAGGAGCCTTGAGGGACACTATGGGTGCTCTACTGTATGGCGATGACGACGAGGAGAAGGACCTTGCTGAACGCGCTTCTGAGTCCGTGGTCCAAGGAATGGCTACGCTAGTATTGGGCAATACAATGGGTCAACTTGGTAGAGGTGCTGTTGCCATTCCGGTAGAGCTTCTCAACAGAGATATGTTAGCAGAGGGAGAGTATGGTTTCGGTAAACGTGTGATGATGCCGCTCATAGACATCAATCCTGAAAAGCAATTCAGCGACAGGGTCCTAGACGGAGCAGCTAGGTCGTTTGGTCCAGCGAGTGCAGCAGTTAGAGCCACTCTCCTTGGCGGTGAGCTTGCCTTCGAAGAGATAGGGATGAAAAAGAAAAGGACAGACAGGGCCCGTGCCGAGCAGGAGCAAATGCGATTCCTTATCAAGGCGGCGGGTGCTGCCGGGGTGCTGCCTTTCGCTAACGATATCAACTACCACTACCAGAGGTCCATCTACAAGGACATCGATAAGAAGGATAAAGCCTCTTTCCCGGGAACGCCACGAGCTAGATAACCCAATGCACGTCGATGGTGCGGACCTCGCAGTCCTCATTGACGCAGCGCCAAGAGACCTTGAGGCCGGGGACACGCTCTTCATCAGAGTCGTGGTCCCCGGTCCACATCAAGTTCCTTCGGCACTCTGGACACTTCATAACCCGTTGTATACCCTGTTGATTCTTTGCAGTGCATCGTCCTCAAAGCCACGCTTGGTGCGCTCACGGATGACGTTGATGATGGGTTGGATGCGGCGGTCGTAACGCGCGTTGTTGCGTAGCTTCTTAAGCTCGTCCTTGGCCTCCTCTAAGTCTGCGCGTAGCTCCATATACTTCTTGCGAAGTTCGGGAGAAGAGTAGTAATACACAGGGTCGTGACCAGAGTAATCTTCACGGGCCATAACCATGTTCTTTCGGAACGCCTTGTCGGATTGCATGAGCGCCTCACCCCTATTGAAGTAGTGGATGATGGTGCTGTGGTCACGGCCAAGGATGTTTCCAATATCGCTAGGACCTAAGCCCTGTTCCTTTAGTAGGATAGCGAAACACATGCGTGCGTCGACAACCTTTCTCTTGCGAGTGCGGGCATAGACGTCTCCGTTGAAGATGATAAAGCAGATGTCGGCAAGGCGACGGATTTGTTCGGGGTGGTGGGGAATCATTGTAGTAAATTTTTGCCCTCGTTCATGTAGTCGAGGTAATCGTCAAGGTCTATGACCGAGAAGTCGAGGAGGATAACCATGTCCTCATCTTTGTAGTATTCTATTTCGTAGTACATCTCCCCGTCTAATCGACCGGAAGCAACCTGTGTATTCTCCTCATCGAGTGTGAAGGAATCTACAGCGGCGTTGAGTTGACGGACGATACGCACCCGGTCAATGGAAGGCAAGTCCATGAGGCCATCGACAAACTTCTCGTCTAGTTCGTAGGCTTGTTCAGCCTCGATATACTTCTGTTCGGACTCCATGTTCTTTTAACTCTTTAAGGCGGTACTCTTGCAAGCGAGAGAGCTTTCCCTCGGGTCGCTTGACCTCAGAGAAAAGAACCCCGCAGTCGGGAGGGATAGCAACAAGGTCGGGGATACCGTTCTTGTTGGTCTTGATGAGCTTGATGACATAGTAGCCCTCATCCTCTAATTGCTTGATGCGTTGGCTCTGTATCTTCTGCTCGGTCATCCTACCTACAAGGTAATATCTAGACCTTTGAAACAAGCTCGCATAAAGGAATCAAGACCGCAACAGAGGTGTTGTTGTCACCCATTTTCTTTATGCTGCCACGGGAGTGGTAGCCTCTTGCTATTTTTTTCAACCTCTCCGTGTCCATTATTAGTATGACCTCCTTGTTGTACCGTCCGTCAAAGACGAAGACCCAGTAGTCAGCCTCGGTAGTAGCGATGCCGGAGGGCTTTCCTCGGCTCTCATACTCGACGGCTATGTTCTGTGTCTTAGCAATCCAACTGTCGGTCTTAACCTCTAGTGTCTTGTCCTCTAGTATCTTGGCTAGGTGCTCCTCTCCAATCTTGCCTCGACTCAGGTCGAACCTGAAGTCGTTGTTGTACTCCATTCCTTAAAATGCTTTAGGGTGTAGTCCTTCTTGTTCGACACCGTGCTGTAAATCTTTGTCTCGATACCGCGCTCGGAGA